AAATAAACTAATATTATATATATAGAAAGGGTTCTTTAAAATCGCACCAAACCCTCCACTACCCTCCGAAAGAGGTAATATGAAAAAATATGATTTTAAAAATCCACAGGTGTTTGAACAGCTTGAAGATAAAGCAATTGACGGTCAGCTTGATTACTCATCCTTTCCTCCGCCCGAATATAAATACTTTTCAAGGCTTGCAAAGGTCGGCTACAACAACCGTCATAAAGGCTGGGACATAAACATCTGCCTTGAATGGCAGGACAAGCTCAGAACGGAGTATAAGCGTGATAGGGACAACGCAGACGAATACCGTATGCTCTCCCAAAGAATTATGGATAATGTAAAGAAAAGCGCCGACTTCGTCCGTAAGATGTATCAGTCCCAAACCAACGAGCAAACCGTAATCAATGCCCTCCAAGCCTTAGAATGCCTAACCAACGAAAACGGCTTAACCAAAAGAATAACCGAAAAATTAAAGGAGAATGATAGAAATGAAACTCAGACAGGAAATCAATAACACTCGTGATATGATTGACGGTGAACTCAATCGCATTATGGTCACAGATGATATAGAAGAGATAAGAGGGTTGACATATTATTTATTCTGCAACATAAATGACCTTATCTGCAAGAACCAACAAAGAATTGCCAAATCGTTGAGAGGTGAAGAAAATGATTGATTGTAATATTACTGCAAATTATTTTGCCGAAAAAGAGAGGCTGTGTGCAAGCATTTTGGAGTGTATCGACTGCCCTTTAAGACACGGTAACGATTGCACAAATATTGAAAATAAGTACCCGAAAAGGGCAATCAGTATTGTACAGAAATGGAGTAATGAACACCCACAGAAAACATATTTAACAGAACTGTTGAAAAACTATCCGAATGCTAAGCTTGGTGAAAATGGCGTGCCTATGAATATGTGTCCGTCGATACTTGGGCTTCAAGACCTTGAAAACTGCGGTGAAATAAGTTGCGTTAAATGCTGGAATCAGCCTATTGAGGAGCGTGATACGGATTGACGGTTAAAGATTATTTATATTCGGTCAGGGTTTCGGATAAGCTGATCAGAACGAAAGAACACGAGCTGTCGAAACTTAGGCTGAATATTGCACAGGTATCGGTTAAGCAGAACGAGCCTGTTAAGACATCAGGAGTGAATGACCCTATGCGGATTGTTGACAGGATTGCAGACCTGCAGACTGAAATCAATCGGGAAATTGACAATCTTGTGCGGTTGAAAACTGAAATCCGCAGTAAAATCAACGCACTTGACGATTACCGTTACATTGCAATTTTGACCGAGTATTACATAAATTGTCAGAGGTGGGAGGATATTGCCGAGAGTATGGAAATGAGCGTAAGGCATACTCTGAGATTGCACGGCGAAGCGTTACAGGCGTTCCGAAAAAAGTTCGATTTCTCGTAAAATTATTTTGGAATGTCATTGAATGTCACCCTCACCCTGCGTATAATGGTATTATGAAAGTTTGACAAACAGGACATATGTAGAACTCTCCTAAGATAAAAATTGCACAGACCGCTCATAGTTCCAGCTGTGGGCGGTTTTGTGTTGTGAGGGAAAAGAAAGGGCGGTGATACCGTGAAAGACAAATTAAATGCAAGGCAGAGGAAGTTTGCGGAATATTATGCGCAGAGCGGTAACACCGTTCAGAGTGCGATACAGGCAGGATATTCAGAAAATTACGCAAACGCAAGAGCATATGAATTGTTGGAGAATGTTGGAGTTTCAAAATACATCAAGGAGCTTTCCGATAAGCTCAAGGACGAGCGCATTATGAGTGCAAAGGACAGACAGGTTGCTTTGTCCGACATTGCAAGGAATGACGGGCAGGACACCTCCGACAGAATCAGGGCGATTGACACGCTCAACAAGATGACGGGCGAATACACCGTTAAGGTTGACGCAAAGGTTGAGCAGTCCGAAAAGCTATCCGATGTGTTCAGACAGTTGGGTGGTGAGGGACTGAGTGAGTAACAAATTCCCGTTGTCACAAAAGTATATCGACTTTATCAACACAACAAATGTGTCGGCTGAATTTCTTGAAGGAACTACAGCGTCCGGCAAAACTACCGTCGGAGCAGGCGTTAAGTTTATGCGAATGGTGTCGCAGTCACCGAAGAAGCTTCACGCAATTGCCGCCAAAACTACGGGCAAGGCTGAGGAAACTATAATTCAACAGGACAACGGTATTCTCGACTTGCACCGCAACGCTGTCTATTGTGGTAACGGCGACAAGGATTACAAGCTGCCGCATATCAAGTTTGAGGGCAAAATCATCTATATTCTCGGTTACAGCAGTCGGGATAAATGGGAAATGGTTCTCGGTGCGCAGTTTGGGTGCGTTTATATTGACGAAATCAACACCGCCGATATCGAGTTTATCCGAGAGATGTCAACCCGTAATGACTATATGCTTGCAACGCTGAATCCCGATGATCCGAGCCTGCCTGTGTATAAGGAGTTTGTCAACCGCTCCCGTCCTTTTAAAAAATATGAAAACGATGTTCCTCCCGAGATTACGGCGGAGCTTACCGAAGAACCTGTACCGAATTGGCGGTATTGGTTCTTTTCTTTTGCCGACAATTTAAGTTTTACACCCGAACAGATTGAAAAGAAAAAGAACTCTGCACCGAAAGGTACAAAGCTCTATAAAAATAAAATCTTAGGTTTGCGAGGCAGAGCAACAGGTCTTGTGTTCCCGAATTTTGAGAGGGCAAGACATATCAAATCAAAAGAGTGGGCAGGAAAGTTTTTGAACTGTAACCGCAAGTCGGAACACTTTGTTCAGTTCACCGCAGGTCTTGATACCGCCTATTCGCAGAAGTCGCCTGACACTATCGCAATGACTTTTTACGGCATTACCAATCACGGCAAGTGTGTTCAGCTTGATGAAAGAGTTTATAACAACGCTGAAATGCAAACACCTATTGCCCCGAGTGACACGGTGAAGAATTTTATTGATTTTCTTGACCGCAACCGTGATGAATGGGGCTTTGTACGCACGGCTTTTATTGACAGCGCCGACCAAGCGACTATTACCGAATTTCAAAAGTATAAGCGACAGCACGGCTGTGTTTATGACTTTGCAAATGCATGGAAGAAAACGAAGATTATCGACCGAATCAATCTTGTACTCGGATGGCTTGCCACTGACTGTTATTTTGTGCTTGACCATTGCAAAAACACGATTGCCGAGTTTGAAATTTACAGCTGGCGAGAGGATAAAGACAACACACCCGAGGACGGTCACGACCATTGCATTAACAGCGGTCAATATGCGTGGCTGCCGTTTAAAAATATTATTGGAAGTGAAATAAATGGGGCTGATTAACAGAATGGCTGAATCTATCAGATCGGGAATTAAAAACTTTTTGCAGATTACTCCTGCAAGCGACAAAACAATTACCGTCACCGAAACAAGCAATCATCTGACCGAGTGCTTTATCAATCGCATTTGGTATTGGGGCAACAGCAGACAGCTTGCAGAGCTGTACAGGCAGATTGATACAAACAAAACTATGTTTTGGGCGGCAAAAAGCACAAAGGGGCTTGAAATCCGTAAAATACACACGGGCTTGCCGGCACTCATCTGCGAAACGCTTGTGAATATCGTAATTGCCGACTACAACGGCACAGATGTTACAAGTAAAAATTCAACCGCTTATGCAGAGCGTTGGGAAGACATTGAAAAGCAGAACAAGCTATCCGACACGGTTAAGCAAATGCTCCGTGACCTATGTGTTGTCGGTGACGGTGCTTTTAAGGTCAGCTTTGACACGGCTGTATCAAATGTTCCGATTGTTGAATGGTATCCTGCCGAAAACATCGACTTTACATATGTGCGTGGCAGAATTCGAGAGGTTAAGTTTTACACCGATTACACGCAAAAACACCGCCGTTACCGCTTTGAAGAAACATACGGTTACGGCTATATTCACTATGCTTTGTATGATGACAACGGCAAAGAGATTGACCTGCACACGGTTGACGCTCTTTCATGGATTGATTCAAAGGGCGTTACATTTGACGAATCATATATGTGGGCTGTACCCGTCCTTTACGGCAAATCGTGCCACAAGGGCAGAGGTGCGGGCATTATCAGCATAAAAACAGACGCTTTCGACAGCCTTGATGAAGTGTGGTCACAGTGGATGGACGCACTTAGAGCCTGCCGAACAAAGCAGTATGTGCCTGATTGCCTTGTTCCGAGAAATCCCGAAACCTGTCAGCCAATATCGCCGAATCCGTTTGACAACCGATTTATCACCGTGGGCAACGATATGTCTGAAAACGGCAGCGGCAACCGCATTTATACCGAAAGTCCGCAGATTCAGCACGAAAGCTATTTGAGTTCATACATTACTGCCCTCGACCTCTGCTTACAGGGCATTATATCTCCGTCAACTCTCGGCATTGATACGAAGAAGCTTGATAATGCAGACGCTCAGCGTGAAAAGGAAAAGACAACCCTTTACACAAGGCAGAACCTTGTGAAAATTACGCAGAACGCTTTACAGAGCCTTGTCCTTGCCGTACTTAATGCCGACAGTGAGCTTAACGGCAAGGGAATTGTTGACGGGATAGAGGTATCCGTAAACTTCGGCGAGTACGCAAATCCGAGCTTTGAAAGTCAGGTTGAAACCGTTTCAAAAGCAAGGCAGGGCGGTTTGATGTCGGTTGAAACCTCTGTTGAAGAATTGTACGGCGACAGTAAGTCAGACGATTGGAAAGCCGAAGAGGTACAGAGAATTAAAGAGGAACAGGGCATTGCAGGCGAGGAAGAAACTTCTTCACTTGATGATGTTGACCTTACCGACACGAGCGATGAACCCGATAATCCCGAATCGGAAGATAAACCCGAAGATACCGCAAATCAGGACGATAACAGCGAACAGGTAAGCAATGAGTGATTACAGCATTAAAGAGGCTTTTGAGAGAATTGAAAACGAGCTTATCGACAGTATGATGCGCAATTTCAGCCGCCACAGAGCAGAGGAAACCAAAGAGGGCTATAATTGGACTCAGTGGCAAGCCGAACAGCTAAAGAACCTTGAAGAATATCGCAGAAAAAATGCGAAGAAGTTCGGCAAGAGGTTTAAGAGCATTAACAGCAAGGTTGAAGAAATGATTCGCACGGCAAAGGCTGACGGCAGTTCAGACCAAGAGGCGGAAATACTTGAAACCGTAAAGAATGGATTTAAACCGCCAGAAAAGCCGTCAGCACACAGCACAGGCGAGTTTTTTAAGGTCAACGAAAGAAAGCTTGACGCACTCGTAAAATCGACTACGGACGATTTAAAACGAGCAGAAACGGCAGTTCTGCGAATGAGCAATGACAAGTACCGCAAGGCGATTTTTAACGCACAGGTTGCAATGAACACGGGTGCGGTTACATACGAAAAAGCCGTTGATATAGCTTGCAAAGATATGCTCAACGCAGGTCTTAATTGTGTGGAATACAAGAACGGTGCAAGGCATACGCTCTCGGATTATGCGGATATGGCGGTTAAAACAGCCAACAAAAGAGCCTATCTGCGTGGTGAGGGCGAAAAGCGAGCCGATTGGGGAGTATCCCTCGTTGTTGTGAACTCAAGACAGGGCGGTTGCCCCGATTGTGCAAAATATATCGGCAAGGTGTTTATTGACGATGTGTATTCAAACGGCAAGAAGTCTGACGGCAATTATCCTCTGCTGTCAACCGCAATCAAGAACGGTTTGTTTCATCCGAGATGTAAAGACAGCACAAGTACATATTACGAGGAAATAACGACACTCGAACCTGTCACCCCCGAAGAAGAGGCAGAAATGGACCGTAGAGAACGGCTTGAGGAAAAACAGCAGTATGCACAGCGACAGGCAGAACGCTTTGACCGCCGTGCCGAATACAGCCTTGATGAGGACAATAAACGCATTGCCCAAACCCGAGCCGATGAGTGGCACGATAGGGCGAATACGCTTGAAGAAAAGGCGAAAAAAGCAGGGAATGTTAATAAAATCACCGCTGAATCTGTTGCAAAATCGGGTAAAAGTGGTATAATAAAAGAGAAAAGTAAAAAGCCTATTACTCCGATAACCGATAAAGCTATCAGTCGTATTCCTAAAGTTGATATTGAAGGTTATACAGAAGAGCAGTGTTTGGAAATTCAAAAACAACACAAGGAGCTTTTGAAATTTTCAAAAGAACAAAATGAAAATAAAGAAGTTGCCTTCGTGTTAAAAAATGATGTGTCCAAAATGATTACAGAGCCTATTAAAGGAACTGATGAAAAAATAGATTTTGGTTCAGCACTTCAAGGCAAAGATTTATTTGTTATGCACAATCACCCGAGAAACAGCAGTTATTCTTTAAATGATATTATCGAATTTATTAAGAATGATAGTATAAAAACATTTACTATTGTGAAAAACGATGGCAACATTGAAGTATTAACAAAGTTGAAAGGATACGACAGACTATCACTTTTAACAGAGTTACAACGAATGGAAAAAAAGAGGATAAAAACAGGTTCTGATAGTGAATACAGAAAGGTTATTGATAAATTTTTAAGTAAACATCAAGAAGGAGGTTTATTTGAATGGAAGAAATAAACAAATCTGTTTTAGATGGTTCTAACGAAGAAGCTTCAAAACGTCTTGACGAAATAATTAAAGAACTTGAAAAACAAAGAAACAAAAGCTAACCGCTCCGTAAAAAGGGCGGTTTTGTTGTTTAACTTGCCGAGAATATGTTCAGAGCAAGAAAAACGGCTTGTTCACGGCATTATTTAACTTGCCTGCAACTTGCCAAAGCAAAACTTAATACATCAAATCAGCACTTTGAGAATGTGGTGACCCCAAAAAGTTAGATTTGAAAGCGTAGTGGCTTTTAGCTGCTACGCTTTTGTTATGCAACTAAGGCA